ACATTAATCATATTGTTCGCATGTTCGGTGTAACTGGATTACTTCCTGAAAACACATTAAGCCCTCGTTATGGCGATTTTACGGGCATTAGCGACTATAAAACGGCATTGGATAGGGTAATCCTTGCCGAGGAGCAATTTATGAGCTTACCGGCTCATATAAGGGCTCGTTTTGAAAACGACCCAAATAACCTTATTGAGTTCCTCAATAATGAAGAAAACCGCTCTGAAGCGGAAAATTTAGGTCTTGTAGAACCTAAATTAGACCTTGTACAAGCTCCGCTTGTAGAGGAAAAAACACCTACTCCGAAGGAGTCGGCGTAGCCGAGCACAGTTACGCTACTTGATGTAACTGTGCTAGGTGACACCAAACCACTAAAATCCGATTAACCAAGGACAAAAAAAATGAAGACTTTACATAGAAAAATGGTTCGAAAATCAAAGTCTGCAAAGACTTTCAGACATCATGCAAAACATACTAAAGCAGCAAATATGCAAAAAGCCCCCCAGCGTGGAGGCTGGAGGCTCTAATAAAGCTTCCGGACACCTCACATGTCCTGTGTTAATCCCCTCAAAGCATTTCAATGCTTTGACAAATCTATTGTTTTCGATGAAATTCGAAAACATGACATAGTTCGCAGCCTATCATTGCCTTGTGGGCAATGTATAGGATGCCGACTAGAAAAATCACGTCAATGGGCTATGCGTTGTATGCATGAAGCTTCATTGCACGAAAATAACTGTTTTATAACCCTCACATATAATGATCACTATCTCCCAAGCGATAAATCACTACATTACGAAGACTTTCAACGATTCCTTAAGCGATTCCGTAAATCAATCGGAAATGCAAAAATACGTTTCTATATGGCTGGAGAGTATGGAGAAAAATATGGCAGACCACACTGGCATGCCTGTATCTTCGGATTCGATTTTCCTGATAAAAAATTACTCAAAAGGACTTCCTCTGGTTCTTTCATATATCGATCCGATTACCTTGAAAAGCTCTGGCCATTTGGTCATTCCTCCATTGGAGACGTTACCTTTGAATCTGCTGCATACGTTGCTCGATACATTATGCAAAAACAAACCGGAAAACAATCAAAATCTCACTACTGCCGGACTGATCAAGAAACTGGAGAAATCACGCAATTAAAGCCTGAATTTAATAAAATGTCTTTAAAACCTGGTATTGGTTCTGAGTGGTACAAAAAATATAAAAGTGATGTATATCCTCACGACTACGTGGTAGTTCGTGGTAAAAAAATGAAGCCTCCCAAGGCGTATGATAAGTTGTATAAAAAAGACAATCCATTTGAATATGATGAATTACTTTACAAAAGAGAAAAACAAGCTAAACTAAATCCTGATAACTCAGATCCTAAAAGATTGGATGCGAAGCGACAAATCTTAGAATCAAAATTATCACTTTTAAAACGTACCCTCACTTAAAGGAACCTCACATGACAATTCATATTGTTGTATCTGTTAAAGACCGTGCTATTGATGCTTACGGTCGTCCATTCGTTGTACCTACTACTGGATCAGCTGTTCGTTCGTTTACTGATGAAGTAAACCGTAAAGAGTCAGAAATGTATAACCATCCTGAAGATTATGATCTTTATGAATTAGGTACATTCTGCGATCAAACTGGTACATTCTTATCAACTGAAGGTGGCGTTCCTCGTGTTCTAACTAGAGCTCAAGACGTTCATACTTCTGAATAAGGTTTTTAAAACAACCGTAGAGAAAAGGGTACTTCCTTTTCTCACGGAATAAACTCAGGAGTCTAAACTCATGCATCGTAATCAATCAGTGAATGTTCATCAATTCACTATGATCCCCCAGGCTGATATTCCTCGGTCTTCTTTTGATTGCCAATCAACTCATAAAACTACATTTGATGCTGGTGTTCTAGTTCCTGTGTATGTAGATGAAGTTCTTCCCGGCGATACATTTAAATTAAATATGACGGCATTTGCCCGTCTAGCTACCCCACTATATCCAATCATGGATAACATGTATTTGGATTCATTCTTCTTCTTTGTACCAAATCGTCTTATTTGGTCAAATTGGCAGAAATTTATGGGTCAGCAAACTAACCCCGGAGATTCAATATCTTATGTCGTCCCTCAACAGGTTTCACCAGCGGGTGGATACGCTATCGGCAGCTTACAAGACTATATGGGTTTACCAACTGTTGGTCAGGTTACTGCTGGCAATACTGTTAGCCATTGCGCTTTCTGGCCTCGTGCATATAACTTAATCTGGAATGAATGGTTTAGAGATGAAAACTTACAAAATTCGGTTACCGTTGATACTGGTGATGGTCCTGATACTGTTGCAAACTACAACCTCTTGCGTCGTGGTAAACGCAAGGACTACTTCACTTCTGCACTTCCATGGCCTCAAAAAGGCGCTAGCGTAACATTACCTTTAGGTACTTCTGCACCTATTCGTTCTACAGGCGGAACAATTCAAGTTCGTGGCGGTACTGGTGCGATTACTGGTTTAAATTCTGTTGGTACTACTACCGCTCCCGTAACTATTACTTCTGCTACTACTGCTGGTCAACTTACATTTGGTCTTAATGGCGAAACTGTACCTTTATATGCAGATTTAACTGCTGCAACTGCTGCAACAATTAACCAACTTCGCCAATCATTTCAAATTCAAAAGCTATTAGAAAGGGATGCTCGTGGAGGTACTCGCTACACTGAAATCATTAGATCTCACTTCGGTGTTATTTCACCTGATGCTCGTTTGCAGCGCCCTGAGTATATTGGTGGTGGTACTACTGCAATCAATATTAACCCTATCGCCCAGACATCGGCTACGGGAGTTACTGGAGGCTCTACCCCTATGGGTAACCTTGCTGCTATGGGTACTGCCTTGGCTCACAATCATGGGTTTACTCAATCATTTACTGAACATGGAGTAATTCTTGGTTTGGTATCTGTGCGTGCTGATTTAACATATCAGCAAGGTATGGCTCGTATGTGGTCAAGATCGACTCGTTACGATTTCTATTTCCCAGCTTTTGCAACCTTAGGCGAACAAGCAATCTTTAATAAGGAAATTTATGTTACAGGAGATTCTACACAAGATAACAACGTCTTCGGATATCAAGAACGTTGGGCAGAATATCGGTACTATCCTTCTCGTATTAGTTCTTTGTTCCGCAGTACTGCTGCCGGTACTATTGATCCATGGCATTTGGCCCAGAAATTTACTTCTTTGCCAACTTTAAATTCAAGTTTTATTGTTGAGACTCCACCAGTTTCACGTGTGGTAGCCGTTGGCGCAGCTGCCAATGGTCAACAATTTATCTTTGATTCTTTCTTTGATGTAAAGAAAGCTCGCCCATTGCCTATGTACTCTGTACCAGGCTTAATCGATCATTTCTAATTATGGGCTTATTTGATGGCATCATATCTGCCATAACTGCACCAGTAGCCTCATTAGCTGGTGCGGTTACTGGCGGTTTAGGTCAATCCCAGACAAATCAAAAAAACTGGGATATTGCTCAATCACAAAATCAAACAAATGAAGCAATGCAAGCTTCTGCACAATCATTTAATGCAGAGCAAGCAAGGTTAGATAGAGAATATCAAGCTAGTCAGGCACAAATTGGTCGAGATTACACGACCGAAATGAGCAATACTGCTTATCAAAGGGCAGTAGGCGATATGAAAGCAGCGGGTTTAAACCCGATGCTCGCATATATGCAAGGTGGATCATCTACGCCATCAGCTTCTACTGGAAGCGGATCAAAAGCGTCTATATCTCAAAGTTCAGCTGCATCGGTTGCACCTATGGGCAACGTAGGACAAGCCATAACTAACGGCGCTCAGGCCGGTATGGCTTTAATGAATGCTAAGGAACAAAATAACTTAATTAGCGCTCAGGCTAATGCAGCCGATGAACAAGCGAATTACACAAGAGCTAAGACATTTAATGAATTAGATCTAAATCCTAAAGTCAAAAAGGAATTTGACTTAATTAATGCAGAAATTGCATTAAAACAAACAATGAGTCGTTTAAATTCTGCATCTACAGGGAAAACCCTACAAGATATTAATATTAACAAGGGCTTGGAAGAATATACCAAAAATTTTGGTCAATTATCTCCAGCCCTAAAAGACCTAGGTAATCTAGGTCATTTTATTAGGTACATTACAAAATGAAAAAAGCCCCTTTTTTAAGAACACCGTATAACTACGACACGGATGCTGCGTCAAATGAGTCAGGGTTGCATTGTGAGGATGCATCTCTGGCTCAGCAGCATTTCAAGGAAGAATGCGACATTAATCATATTGTTCGCATGTTCGGTGTAACTGGATTACTTCCTGAAAACACATTAAGCCCTCGTTATGGCGATTTTACGGGCATTAGCGACTATA